CCGACAGGGCCAGTCGGGCGCACGGAAGTCGGCGGGTAACAATCATCCCATCCTCCCGGCGGCTTCAGCCCCACGTCGCATCGTGTCGCTCGAGGCGACCGCATAACGCATGATCGACCCCAACCCGGCATGGCCGGCAACCTCAGCAGCGGCAGCAACATCGCCCGTGGCGGCAATGAACCGGGTGATGTACCGGGCCCGGAGTTTGTGTGCTGTGAAGTCGACGCCGTTGGCGCGCATATACCTCCCGAGGGCTGCGGAGACGGCTTTGGCGGTCGCATGACGGCCTATCACTGGCCCTTCAGAAGGATCCCCCAACTCGGCCAAGAGCCCCCCGGAGAGGGGCACGGAACGATCCTTCTTGCCCTTGCCTTCACGCACCCACAGGACACCGTTCGCGCGGTCGATGTCTTCCCAAGTGAGGGCCGCAATCTCGGAGGATCGCAACCCCGCGAGCGCCCCGAGGGCAAGCATCCGGCGGACATCTTCGGGTGCGTTGCGGATGAGTCGATCGAGGTCGGCTTCGGTGACGACGACGGCTTTCGTGTGGGATTGGCGGACCTTCGTCAACCAATCAGCGGGGTTGTGGTCGATGAGTCCTTGACGTCGGCACCATTTCCAGAACTCACGCACATGGGAGGCTTCACTCGAGAGAGATGCGGCGGCACGCGGGAACCCGTCGGAGCGGACGGAGCGACTAGCCCACCAGGTTTGCACGGTTTCGCGGTCGAGCTCTGTCGGGTGGGGGAGTGTGGCGAGGACGCGGGCACGTTCGCGGAGGGTGGCGTCCGAATAGTTGGCTTGCCGCAGATCCTCGAGGTGAGCGGCGATAGGGTCGGTCATAGTCATTCGAGACCCCCATCGATAGCGAACAAGTCTACGTCTTCAACAAGGTCGGAGTCTACGGCCTCAAGATTGCGGACGGCTTGCACGTAGTAGGACGGTTTGAGTTCTACTCCAATTCCGACCCGGCCAAGGCGCACTGACTCGTAGACCTCCGACCCGACACCCATGAACGGCGTGAACACCGTTTCGCCTGGCATGGTGCGGAGTTGAACGAATCTAGCGATGACGTCGAGTTGGAGGGGGTGGACGTGCTTCTCGTCATCCTCATCTTTGGCGTCCCGGAAGGGGAGGACGTGGCCTAGACGTATGTCGTCCCATACGGATGAGGCGTAGCGTCGCCATATCCAGTGTGAGTATCGGTTGACGGTTTGTTTGCCGGTCCAGTTTCGGTACTTGTGGAGGTCGGCTGGGACGTTCTCACTCCCGGCATAGTAGTCGAGGCCGGTGGGATGTTCGGCTGGTTCGGTTGTCTCGCCACGTTTGCGGAAGATCAGCAACTCGTCAGCGGACGCGACACCACCTAGCGCGCCGTCTTCGACAATGGTCTTGTGGGACAGGTTGTGTTGCATCGTCCTATTGCGGACGGCGAGGGGTTCCTTCCAGATGGCGTGCCTGCCGATCCAATCCCATCCGTGTTCTTCGTGGAGGCGGATCACATCGCCAGGGAAGTCGAATAGGGAGTCTCTGCCGTTGTTCGATGAGGGGACGGGGGCGGTGTGTACGCCGGTGGTGCGGCCTGGTTTCGTGAGGCGGTGGATTTCGGCCACGAACATTCCGTAGTGTTCCCGGAACTCGGCATAGTTGCGGGCGTTGGATACGTCGCGGTCGTTGGATGAGTAGACGTAGAGCCCCGCGAAGGGGGGGGAGTATATGGACGCATGGATCGACTGGTCGGGCATTTCGGCCATGACGTCCATGGCGTCTGCGTTATAGATGGCCCAACGGTCGGTGATTTGTGAGTCTAGGACGCCAGCCATGCGGGCACCTCCACGGGTAGGTCGTAGGTCGCGCTGGTGATTCCGAGCGCGTCGTTCATGTGTCCAACCAAGGCCGTGAACATTTGGTCGGCTTGGTCGGCTTTGCGTTGTAGGTTGGCAAGGACGTTTCGCCCGCCTTCGGTTGTGATGACGTCCACGGTGACGGGTTCGGTTTGCCCGAACCTCCACATGCGGCGGACGGCTTGATACCACTGTTCGTAGGAATGGGACGGAAAGTAGGTCATCCGGTGAGCATGTTGCCAGTTGAGGCCCCACGCGCCGATCCGGGGTTTGGTGACTAGGATTCGGACCTCACCCTCGGAGAAGGCTTCCAGTTTCTCCTCTTTCGCGTCGGGTGAATCTGACCCGGATACTTCGACCGCGCCGGGGATGAGTTTGGCGAGTAGGGCTGATTCGTCGTTGAGGTGGCACCAGGCTACGCCCCGGTCGGCGTCATCGAGCGCGGCGGCTGCGGCTTCGCATCGTTCCGTCAGGGTGCGTCGGGTTTCTTCCCGTTCTTCTCGGAGTCCGTAGGCGGGTACGTCGAACAGGGTGCCTTCGGCGGGCCGGTTGGCTTCGACCAACGTTTCACGGGTAACGAGTTCGGGGAGGTGGAATCGGGCGTCATCGAATCCCATGTCGGAGGGGCGACGCATGGCACGAGCCCAGGATGCCACCCAACGCCAGAAGGGATCTTCGGCGTGACCTTTGAGACGCCAGGCGACAGCATCGCCGCGCATGCCGCGCCCTCGTGAGGATGTGGAGTTCTGTTTGTTGGTGAAGAACCTAGTCAGCATGTCCATGTGCCCCAAGCCGCCCAACGCTTCCGAAGACGTGCCCAACTCGATCCAGTCATTCGGGGCTGCCGTCGCCGTCCCCAGTAGTCGGTACGGGATACGCCGCATGACTTCCGTGATGAGTGCGCGGGTCGAGCCGTCAAACGATTTGAGGATGCTCGACTCGTCACAGACAACACCCCCATAGTCGTTGTGATCGAACTTCGCCAACTGTTCGTAGTTCGTGATCGTGATCGGTGCCGCCACTTTCCCATTCCGTGACATGGCGGCATCGTGCCCAAACTTCTCAGCCTCATGGACGGCCTGGAACCCAACCGCCAGGGGAGTAAGCATGAGGACCGGCTTCCCCGTCTTCCGGTACACCTGATCCGCCCACGCCAACTCCATCGGAGTCTTACCCAACCCACAGTCTGCGAACAACGCCCCGCGCCCTTGCCTGACGGCCCACTCGGTGAGCGCGGCTTGGAAGTCGAACAGATGACCGGGAAGGTCTACAGGCTCGAAGCCGCCCGCGTTGGTAAGTTGAGCCTTACGGGCCAGAAACTCGGCGTAGGTCACGAGCGTAGCCATTCGTCCAGGGGTTTGACGGTCATCCCGAGAGCGTGGGCTACGTGGACTTCAAGACTTGCCCCGCGCGAACATTCCCAACCGGGGAGGACCGCCACGGCATCGACGGTGAGTAGGTCCGTGAGGTCGGCGCGTAGGTGATCCGCCCACGGCGCATCGTCGGGGAGGTCATGTTCGCGCGGGTTGACGGATTCATGGTTGTGGAGTTTGAGGGCGATAGCGGCAACCTCGAAGGAGTCGCGGTTATAGTCGGGGTAGCCGGTCATGGGTCCGGCGATGTAGATTCTCATGGGCCCACACTATCACGCCATGTACTCTAATATCTCTTAGTCCACAAGCGTGTCGAGGGGCTTGACACCGGTAGTAACCCCATGCGACAATGGTAACAACGCAACATCGAGTCGAAGGGAATCGACATGGCACAAGTCATGGACATCGAAAACATCCGCATGAACGACTCACGCCGTGCTGGTGTCACCGCGACTCTCCGTGAACACCGTGACGCGATCCTCAACGACCAGAAGACGGTCGTCTTCGATAGTGATGAGGTTACTCGTCCGGGGTTGCAGGTCCAGTGTGGCCGTGTCTTCGGTACGGGTGTTGTCAGTATCGCTAGGCAGTCGGATGGTCGTCTCGCAGTGTATAAGCGGGCAGGGCGCGAGAACTAGGAAAGGAGTAGGAAATGAGACTCGCGACAGAAGACGTCCGGGCTCTCCGGGCACGCCAACACGAAGACACCCTCAACGACATGGCCCACACGGTGACCCCGTTTCACTCGATCGGAGACTGTCGAACCTGTGACCAAGGGCGCCGGGACGGGGTCGGTGTCAACCCTGAACACGAGACGGCACCACGCCATGACTGATCTTGCAACTGAAGCGATGACGTTCTTCACGGCCTCGAATGGATGGCAGGT